GAAGAGGTAGATGAGCTACAATCTCGCAATCAAGCTGACGTCCCTATGGATAGGGTTGGCCCAGCTATTGAAAAATTTAAAGCAGTATTAACAGCCAGACCACCTGCGTTTACCATGACACCCAGAGAAGACTCTGATGTGAAAGTAGCATCTGTGTGGAGAACCATCATGGGATATGTTTGGGGGAACTCCAATGGAGACTGGCAGTTAAGACAGGCAATTCACGATTATGCTACTACCGGTATGGGTTACTTATATAGCTATATAGACCCGGAATCAGATTTCGGTAGGGGCGATGTCAAGTTCACTTATGTCAACCCATTCAGGGTATACGTCTCTCCGAATACTCGAAACAGGTGGTTTGATGATGCCGAAGGTGTTATCCTCTCTACAATCCTCACCGGTGAACAGGTCGTCAGCCTCTACCCAGAATTAGGCGAACAGGAAAATCCAGAAACAGGCGAAAAAGAAACGGGTATCATACAAGACCTTGAGACCTATATGGAAGAAGATTATCCCGGCGCAATGAACAACAACAGTAAGAAAGTCTTTACGCCAGCAGAAGCTCAGGATTTGGATTATTTTGAAAGACAGAAATACCAAATCTTAGAGAGATTCTATAAAGTTAAGGTTGATTTTTACCGTGTGATTGATATGCAGACTGGCGAAGAAGTTATCTTTAGCGATGAGGAGTATCAAGAATTTATAGAAAATAACAGAGAGCAGGTAGAGGCAAGTCAATACCAAGTTATACCAGTTAAACAAACGCGCGTTAAAGTGTGTGCTTCTATTGGTCAGGTTGTATTGTACGAATCAATATTAAATACCGACCATTATCCAGTTGTCCCTCTTCCAAATATTTTTACAGAGACCCCTTATCCAAAATCAGATGTGTCTCGTGCCAGACCAATGCAGCGCTTACTTAATAAACTTTGGTCGTTGGCTCTTTCCCACGCCCAAGCCTCGGGTGGATTAAAACTATTGGTACCTTTAGGAAGCGTGGAAGATTTAGGACAGTTAGAAAGAGATTGGGCTAACCCCAATGCGGTCATAGAAGTAGACTCCACACAGGGAGAGCCCCATTTCCCCGCACCCCAGCCATTAGCTGGAGAGTTCTATAAGCTGATTCAGCAGTGTGAGTTTTATATTGACTTTACTTTTGGCCTGCCAGAGATGATGCACGGTTTTGCAGAGAAGGCACCGGAGACAGTAAAGGGTACGGAGAGAATGATTGCCCTTGGAACTGAAAGACCCAAGTCTAAACTAAGAGATATTGAATTTAGTATTAATAGGCTGGGACAAGTGTTATATAATTTATCTAAAGGTCATTATACTTATAAAAAGATGTTCCGTTTAAATAGTGCCAATAACGACATGACCGAAGCGATGGTCAATTATTACGATGATAAGACAGGCGCCATCTTAGATATTAAAAAAGAACGACATAATTTAGGACAACACGACATACGCATTGAACCGGGTTCTACATTGCCAACTAATAAGTGGGCAGAGCTTGGTGTTTACATGGAAGCGTTTCAAATGGGTATCGTAGATAAGGTGGAAGTGTTGAAAAAGAACCCAGAAATATTTGATAAAGAAGCTATCCTACGCCGAACCGATGAGAAGAATCAACTCATGCAGCAGGTTCAGGCTATGGAAGAGCAAATAAAGAATTTGGAGGGAGACCTCCAGACTGCCCAAAGGGAGTCTGTGCACGATAGAAAACGGGTTGAGGTTGAGAAGTTTAAATCTCGACTCGCAGACGTTGCATCAGACGCCAAAGCTGACAGAAGAGTTCAGTTAAACAATCTACAAACAAAGGTGAAGCTCGAAGCGGAGAAATTAGCAAATGTGCGAGCAGATGCTAGTTCTACTCCAAAAGCTTAGAGACATCTAAAGGAGACATTATGGACAATACACAGACAGAGGCCCTACCCGTAGCTGACGGTTTAGTTGACGGTGGCCCAGATATAGTTGGAGAAGTAAGAACGGAAACGGATGGAGAATATGTAGAATCTCCCGAATCGCAAGAGACGGTTGATTTTTCAGCTCCAGAAGTTGAGGTACAGCAGGAAGTGATTCCAGAGAATGAGTGGGAAGTCGAAGCCCGCAAGTTCCAGTCAATGTATGACAGAACCCAAGCAGAGAATGAAAAGCTTAGAAGGCTTGAACCTCTTGGTGACTTGTTAGAATCAAGACCTGACCTCGTTGACGTCTTACAGAAAAACATAAATGGACAACCACAACAACAGCCGCAGCAAGAAGCCCAGCAAGGTTTACCTGCTGAGGATTTTAACCCTTGGGATGCTTACTATAATGCAGAATCACCCTCATTTAAATTCAGAGTGAACCAAGATGTTCAGATGATGAATAATGTGGTGAACAATGCGTTGGGTGAGCAGAAACGACAGATGACAGAGGAGATAACGTACAACAATACTGTGAATGAGTTGCGTAACACATATAAGTTTTCGGACAATGATGTTCAAGAGTTTATGGGTTTTGTTACACAGCCTAAAGAGCAGGTTGGCTTATCGAATCTGGTAAAGCTATATAGGGACGTTAATAAAAAAGGTAACGCCCCTGAAACGGCACAAGCGGTGAGAGCCGCTCAAAACCAGCCACGTACAGCTGGAGTCCTCCAAGGAGGTTCTCCAAGTTCTCCCAAATCTGAAGAAAATAAGGTATGGGATAACATTGTAAATGCTGGTAGTCGTAATAGCATACTTTAAACAATAAACTGAGGAAGGATATATAATATGGCAACATATAATAATCCCGGCCCGTTAAAGTTTGGTGACCCCGGTGCGGTAATTGACAGCGTAATACCATCAAGGCGACTATATAATTTCAGTGATAGAATTGCTGATTTAGCCCCTGATGAGTCTCCGTTTTTCGTTTACCTATCTAAGGTTGCTAAAGTTCCAACGGACGACCCGCAGTTCCGATGGTTAAAAGACCGTAATAAAATCCAAATGGCGGACAGAACATTTGCACTTGATGCATCTCATACTGTTGCAGCCGCAGGTAGCACAACAGCCTACACCGTTGATGACGGTGCAGGCGCAGCTCCTGATTGGATTATTAAAGGTATGGTATTTGCAGTTGGCGAAAAGGATTCATCAGACAACAAACCCGAGACAGTTATTGTCCGCGTTGAGTCTGCTCCTGTCGCTGGTAGCACTGAAACTACCTTTACTGGTCGTACAATTTCCGCAGCAACTGGCAGTACTACTGCTGTTGTTGATGGTGAAAAGTGTACAGTCATTGGAAGTGCATTTGAAGAGGGTTCAGGTTCCCCAGATTCTTGGTCTCGTGAATTAGAAAATGGTAATGGGTATTGTCAAATATTTAAGACAGCCTGTGAACTTACTAATACTGCAAGGGCTACGGTTTACCGCGGCTATGCTAGTGAGTGGGACAGAATTTGGAATTTGAAGCTTCGCGAACATAAGGTGGACATCGAAAGAGCAATGCTTTTTGGAAACTCCGCAAGTCAAAGTGGTATCAACTATACCGATGGTATTGTTGGTCACATTATCAAAAACTCACAGTCTCAGATTACTGGAGCTTCCGCTCAAGTATCATATACTGAGGATAAAGGTTATTTTACAACACGTACAGATGCTGAAACAACTTACGATGTTATTTTAAAAGACCTTGAAGTGATTTTTGACCCGGCTCGTGGTGGTAGTTCATCAAAGCTTGCGCTTTGTTCACTCCCTGTTATTTCATTCTTTAACAAGATGGCAAGCTCATCTACTTTCCTATCAAGTGCTTACTCTGCTGCGAATCCGATGATGTCGCAAGCGAGTGGTTCTTATGGGCATAAAGTAATGAAGGTTGAAACTATTCACGGTGATTTGACGTTAGTAAAAGAACCTCTATTTAGAGGCCATGCAGCGCCATATATGTGTTTAGTTGACCTTGATAACGTAGCTTACCGTCCATTAGTCGGCAATGGGGTAAATAGAGACACGCACATTCAAACGAATGTACAGTCAGCAGATGAAGATTTACGTAAAGACATGGTTCTTACCGAAGCAGGTCTTGAAGTTTCTCTTCCTGAAGCTCACGCTCTATTTAACTTTGAGTCTAATTAATAGGAGGTATGAATAATGAGAAGTGCTTTCTTAGAACAGAATAGTGGTGTAACTGCTGGATTCAAGAAAAAGGTAGAAAATGTTACCGTAGCTATAACATTAACTAATGACGATAGTGGAAAAGTATTTATGCTTGATTCCGCTGGTGGAGCTTATTCCGTCACACTTCCAACAGCTTTGGAAGATGGAGTATACTACAAATTCGTAGTTAGTGAAGAAACGCCAACTGGTGCTATTACAATAGCAGCTGGTAGCGCTATTGTTAGCTTGGTAATGAAGGATGCTGGAGGCAATGCTTCCAACTCAACCGCAGGTACTCAAGTTTCCAATCTTATAATTGGAACGAGTGCTGAAAAGGGCGATTATATTAATTTAATGGCTGCTGGAGGCGAGTGGGTTGGAGAGTGTTTATCTGGTATTGATAACGCTGTTACTACTTCATAACCCGAATAAATAAGGGTAAACAGATTTGGATTCTGTGGGGGCTTTCAATAAAAGTTAGCCCCCGAATATCCTAAAATTTAAAAAATTGGAGACAACATGGCTGTATATGGTAATGTAAAAGTAAAAGTATTCATTCACCCGGGTAACCCCGGTATTGAGACTGGGGATGTAGGAACAATGGCAAGAGATATAAAAGATTATGTTGACACATTAGATTCAACTAATAATAAAGTTTTATCTATTACGCATACTCAACTTGCTGGTGACAGAATACTAACTATGGTGGTTGGTGGGGCTTAATGTCCTGTCAGCACTGTAATAAAGACAACTCGGAGGGGTGGTTCTACTGTCGCAGTTGCGGTAAGAGGGCTAATAAACCTTTGTTTAGCCCTGCTATCATAATAAGAGAAGCGGGTTTTGCTACAGCTATTAGGAAAGACCAGATTGAGTTTAGTGAAACAACTATGGGTGAGGATATCGAAGCCCGAGGGGGAACGATAAGAGGCAATGTTTAAGACTATACTCAAAGCTGGAAAAAATATAAATGTAATAGGGAACGATAATGGCTGGAACATTAAAAGTTAAAATACAAGAAGATATTATACTTGATAATCAGGACTATGGCTCTAAAAGAGTACTAGAAGTTGGGAGTATTGCGTCCATAGTAAAAAGAATTGTCAATATAGGAACTGACGAGATTGGATTACTTGGATTTGGAGCAGCTTATAATACTGAATTATCTAAAACATATCTAGCAGGTCAATTCGATGAGGATGATGTTAGATATATAAGAATTACAAATTTAGACAGTACTAATCATATTGCATTGGTATTAAAAAATGAAAACAATGATGAGTTTGGTGTAAAAGTTGATAAGGGATGTTCTTTTTTATACTGTGCTGATTTATCGGGTGGAGTAAAAGATACTATGGATTCTGCTGATGCCGCTGGGATAACTCCTGATTCATTTGGTGATTTAGTTGACATAACTTGTGCTGCTAATACATCTGCTTGCGATGTTGAAGTCTTTGTAGCGAGTGTATAATGGCGACTTTTGAAGCTCAGGTAGAAGGTTTAACAAGCATTTCAATAGATGGTAGCAGTGCTCCAACTCAAACCGAGTTAACTCAATTTCTTACCGATGGGGCTAAGGAAATTATTAATGTATTGCCTCCCAATCTGGTAGATTTATGTTCATCCTCGCAGTCTTTCACCTCTGGTACTGCAGATACATTGAATACTGGTAAAGTTCTTCGTGTATTTAGAAGTGATGGTGATATTAAACAGCCGTGCAGAAAAGTTGACGCCATGCAGAAGGGACGTTTTTCAGATAGTGAAGATATGAATTACGCTACTGTTACAGACCCAGTTTATTATATAGAAAATAATAGTTTAGATGTTTTACCTGTCGGTGGTTCTGCTACGTATTCAGAAGTTCAATATCCATCTGTAGCCTATGGGGATTCGGCAATATCGGTATTCCCAGATGAAGCTGAATATTTAGTTCCATTATATGCGTCTATAAAATCTTTACAGAATGTTTTAGGTGACAAATCATCAAATGCTGACATTACCACCGCCCTCACAGCTATGAATACTGAATTAGATGAAACTCAAGCTGTATGTGATAAGATAGATGCTGATTTAGTTCTTGCGAAAGCAGAAGTTGTTCTTGCTAAAACTGAAGCAGCTGAACTCGCAACTCAGACTGATAACAGTAGCACTTTTAATACTGCTTTAGCCGCTATAGCTACTGAGTTAAATAAAGTTGATAATGTTATAGATTTAGCAAATGATGAATT